TGTTTGCCATGTTAGAAGTTTCCTCCGTCTACAAGATTTTCAACGGTGCGAGTTTGATCTGCTTTAAATGTACCACTAGATGAATCAAAATACACTACTGAATTGTTGACTTTGTTGGAATCATTTAAGGTTGCACCAGATTGTGCAAATGGAGGACCTTGCGGCCCTTGAGTAGCAACTGTAACAACACTGGTATCACCATTAACGGTAACAGTATTTTTTGAAGTTGTAATATTTACATTGGTCATGTCGTAGTGTAACCTTCACTCATAAATATTGTACCTTCTAAATAATATTCTTTAAGCCCTCCAGCATCAACCAATAAAACATCATATTTTAAAATATTAGGAGTAAATGTAGCAGTTTGAGTGTCAGTAAGAGTAATACTTACAGATCCAGCTACTCTATCAGTGTATGTAACAGAAAAATCAGCAAATTTTGTGGTGCGTGTTTCCTCCCAGACCTGTGCAGCTACAGTAAATCCATTAAGATTAATTGCAGCATTATTACCATCCTTAAAAAGGAGTGGAATTGTATGATCCGACCTTCTCTGAAGGGTAAAATTGTATGTACCAGGTTCTATTGCCATTAGCTGTAAGGTGATGTGCCTAGTATATCAGTTTTCCATTGTGCCTTCAAAGCATTTGTGTCTGCTGCGGATGTAATTCCAGAATCAGCAGGTGCATCTCTTAAAGCTTGTTTTTTAGTAACAATATCAGTTGTTGAAGCACCTGTTTCTAAAGCTTTTTGAAATTCAATATCAAGAGATTCCAATAAAGGTTTTCTTGCATTGCGAATATTATTCTTATGAATTTCTTTAGCTTTTGCCATGTCTATACCAAATCCCATAATTTACTCCGTATAAGTCCAAGCATTTCTAAAACTCCTATCAGTAGGAATAACAGATTTATCTACAATATAGGATGTTTTTCCAGTTGGCACATCTTTATCTCTTATTTGTTCAACAGTTAAATCACAATTATCTGATGGAATAAGTATTGCAACACTGCCATCATCTGCGGTGTAAATAATACGTTTATCAGAATTAGCCATCAGTTTTTTCTTTTATTATACATAGCTTTTATTGGTCGCCAAATACTGCTGCTGTAACCATATTGGAATCAGATCTACTTTGACCAGGAGAAGTATTAGGTAATTCAATAGTTATTCTAAAACCGTTACTGTTATAGGTACCTAAAAGTCCAATTTGACGTGTATTAGAACCACCATCAGAAGGAGATCCATGATTATGAGAAACTACTGCTGAATAGTTACTATTTGCCATTGCAGTACTGAAATTAATAGAATAATCGCCACTCCCATTATCTGATATTGAAGTCACATTAAAATCATCTCTTATCGCAACAGTGCCACTACCGTTAAAATTTACCCATGCTTTTGCTCTTCCTTCTGATATTTGGGATGGAGTTGAACCGTTGTTGCCTGCTGAATCTTGAATATTTGTAACTCTACTGTTAGTAAATGTAATAGTAGAATGGGTGCTGCCTCTAGTTATTGCGGTACTGCCCAATGTAAATAACGTGCCACTAACATTTGATGACGCTATTGATCCAGTTATACTTCCAGATACAGTAAGAGAAGTTAACGTTCCCACTGAAGTCAAGCTGGAGGCGGTAACACCACTGGCTAATGTGTTACCTGTTAATCCTGATGCAGCAGTAGAAGCAGATCCAAAACTTAAATTACCGCTACCATCTGTCTGTAAAAATTGACCATTACTTCCATCTGCTGTAGGTAACGAAAGTGTAAAATTACTACCTATTGTTGTAGCAGCTTTTAATCCTATGTAATGTGAGCTATTTGCATCACCAAATCTAATTTCATTTTGTAAATTTAAAGTTACACCATTTTGATCTAAAAATAATTGTTCTGTTCCTGATGTAGCAACCCCTATCTGATTAGATGCTTTTCTAAAAAAGCCAGTAGTAGAATCTCCAAAATTAATAGATGGAGTGCCTGCATTTTGATTTGGTAATGTCAAAACACCTGTCAAAGTACCACCACTTACAGGAAATAATCCTAAATTAGCAGTGTTAACAGGACCAATGGTTACAAATGCGTTATTAGATGAATTTCTTATTTTTAAATTATTATTATCTGCTGTATCAACATAAAGCATAAATGCTTCTGGATTTGCAGGATCAGAACTACCACTATTTAACGTCTTGATTGCACTAAATACTGCATTAAGATCACTTCTCACGCTGGCGCCCGAGGCATTTGCGATATTATAGTCCGAAACTTGGCTCATCTATACAGTGCTTTTCTCCATATTACACCCCTTTACCATATCCTACAGCTTGAAATGTGAAAGATCTATCGACAAAACTAGAACCATTTTTAATACTTACAGTAAATCCCGTTCCAGATACACTTGTTACCGTAAAGAAATCACCTGATTGAGCATTTTGAATTGTTATTCCTATCGTAGGTAAGAAAGCATTTGCTCCTCCAAGAGATGAAGTGCCAACAAAAAATGGCGTTCCAAATGTAACAGTTTTTGCTGAAGTGCCTGATTGTTGTGGCGCGGTAGATACACCTCCTCCTGTTTGGTAATTTTGTTCAGTTCTTGATTGAAACTCTGCTGTATAGCCTGCTTGCTGCACATTCATATTCTGTGTAGTATCAGTAGTCTCAAGTATTAATTTAAATTTAAATCTTCTGCCTCTAAAAGTACCGTTTGCAAAATTATTGAACGATCCAAAACTTCCTGATCCTGTTTGTGATGTTGCAACTTGTATCTGACAGTTTGCTTCATCGGCTGCTGTACCGTCAAAGTTACCATTCAAAGCGTAATCATCCCAGTTAATACCAGGTGGTCCAGGAATTAAAGTCTCAATATCTGTTCCTATAATAAAACCAACAGAACGTATTACTCTTTTTAAATCAAGCGAGAATACAGCGCCTAAATCTAAAATATCCTTAAAAGCATATTCTCCTGTTGCGTTTGTTGCTGGATTAGTAAGTTGTAATGCACTGGTTGTACTATTAAATGTCGTATTTGTATCGGTTCCTTGAAATGGTGGGTTATCTAGATCTTCTCTATCCTGCAAAATAACTTGAGTATCAACTAAGTCAGGTAAATCTTGAATAATACTTGTTTCTCCTGTACTGAAATTACCTTGGTCATCTTGAAACTTAAGAATATACTCCCCTTCTAAAGACGGAACTACCACATCTGTTGTGTTTCCAGCTAATGCAGTAACTAGATCAACTGAGTTTTGAAACGTGCCACTACCATCAGTCAAGTTACTATGTCTTACATACACTCTTCCTCCATGTAAAACATCAGGATCTACTGATTGTAGCCATCTAAGCCTTACTAATTTATTAGTAATAGGCTCCATAGATAAATTTTGAACATCTCCTGGTGGTTGTGTTTTACCAACAGCATTAAATGTTAAGTCTGATGATGTTGCTGAAATTTCTAATGCAGCATTATAAGAATAAACTTTAAATTCGTAAGTTCCAGCTTCAGTATTTAATATTTCAAAATCTGGCCTAAAAACTGTCTCACTTACCCAGTTTGTATTGTTAAATCTATACTGAACAAGATACTGACTCACTCCTGTTACAGGAACCCAAGTTAATAATAATTTTGAAACAGCTAACCCATTTATGGTTACTATCATCTCTTTAGATTGACCATTCGTATCTGAAACTTTTAAATTACCAGGTGGATCTTTTAATTCATTTAATAGTGATATGTTTCTTGCGGGTAAACTTACTCCCTGTTCAATATTTGCATATTTACCAGCTACATAGGTAAGTGCTGTAATTCCAAAGTTTATACCATCCTGTTCTTCAACAGATATTACTCTGTATGTTTGTGCTGAAAGGCTATCACTTTGTATTAACCATATTGAATTTGCGTTTGGTGCAGAAGAAAAAGCAGAACTAACAGTTATTACATTATTTGAAATACCCGATATAGATTCTGTTTCTACAGTGCCGTCAGGAAGAATTACACTACACTTTTGGTTTGTTCCAGAAAATCCACTTAAATCCTTAGTATTATCTACGGTTATTTGTGTAGTGGATGCTGCATTTATACGGCCAGATCTACGAACTCCCGCTCTAACAGGATCGTTAATACTAATAACAGAGCCAGGTCTGACGATTGCACCAGCATCTATTGATGTTGTAAAACTAACGACTTCGGATTCATTTTGTTCGCTAAATAATATTGCTTTACCTAATCTATGAGCCTGTCCCCTAGAAGTACAGGCAAAGGCTTTTACATCTTTTTTTACTATTCCTAACTTTGCTTGTGCAGCAGTATCTTCAACAACTTCATAATCTATCTCTCTGCTATCCAAGTTGAGATAACTAACAGATATGACAGTATTTCTTTGTTTTAAACTACTACCAGAATAGGAAAAACCACCTTCACCTACGTTTGCCAAGCTAAACAAATAACTTGGATCTGTTGGTTTATCTTGAGTAATAGTAACTGAACCTTCAGACCATATAGGGAAACATCTCATAACACCAGCTAGTTCATTTATTAACTGGTACGCTTCCATAGATCCTTGTAAATTTACATTGCAACTAAATCTTGCTTCTTGTCCTCCAAATCCATCATCTACCTCTTCATTTGCATACCGACTAGCTGCAACAAAGCTAAACAAATCTAAATTAGCATCTGTAATATGCGTTCCAAATCCGTACCTTTCAGTCGTGAGAAGATCGAGCAGCACCATGGCAGGGCATGAACACCAAACAGCAGCACCCATCGTTCCATTAAAAATGTATCCACTTGGGTAAATTATTCTGCCTGTCTGCAAATCAACAGTAGGAGTGCCAGAACTAGATGCTCCTGCTCCTGGGATTCTTACCTTTACACCACGAATACGAAAAGCTCTGCTAGGTATAGAACTAAATTGTTCAGAATCTATCCTTAAATTTGTATATGCACTATTTAAATATGTTTGTTTGTCATCAACAATCTCACTAATACTTGACCAAGTAAAAGCATCTATTAACTGAGTAGATGAGCTATCTGCTGTAACTCGTACAACTCTTACATCAACAGGAAAAGCTCCCGTAAAATTTACACGATATTCTTTCTGGTACGCATCAGCAGTACGACCAGTAATTGTATCTGATAAGACATCATTAAAACCACCACCGTTATATTGAACTTGTATTTTTAAATCAACAGTTGAACCTAATAAATCTCCATTATCCGTAACCTTTTGTAGTTGTGGAAATGTAATTGTAACTTTTACAGCATCAACGTTTGTATTTGTTATCTGACGAGTAACAGGAGAAGAATTTGTTACCGTTATACCTACTCCGCTAGTAGACTGACTACCTACAATTCCTGGAATATGCTCTTGGTTTGACGTTCCAAAACGAGGTGTGAAGTCTACATTCTGAAAATTAAAATCTGATGTCTGTGGATTTGTGTTACTAGCGTTAGAGCTAAGAATGGGAGTATCATTTAAAAATACATCTTTTAATGCTGCATTGTTATATGCTGTGGTTCCCTTTACAAGTCCTGCTTTAGATGGAGTTGCAAAACCTTCTATCTCTCCTTCAGATAATAAATCTTGAATAGAAGCAAACTGTCTACTATTTAAAGTATCAGGTGCTCTTTCTGGAGCTTTTGCAGCTCGTGGTTTTGGACCACCAGATCCTCTAATAATTTTTGTCATTGAGATACCACCTGATTCGTGTCAATACCAGCAGAAATTACAACCGACCCTGTTACTATCTCACCGTAAGCTATTGGATGAGAAGTACCAGCTCTAGATGTGTTTTGAATACCAGAAAATCCAAATGATATTCTTGGATCTTCTTCATTTGCAAAATCAGGTATAGAGGGCACTGGAAATAACATATCCGAAACTCCACTTAAAACTAGAGCAGAACCTATACCAAAGGCAGCTTTAGTAAAGTATGTTGCTCCTGCAAGAGACTTACCAAATCCAGCAAAAGTTAAACCTCCGAAAGCAAAAGCACCTCCAATTAATACAGCACCCAGTATAATTTTTCCTGTGCTTCCACCAGCACCACTAATTACAGGAACAATATTTATATCGGATTTACCTGTGGGATTTTGTATCTCCTCCTCTCCTATTTCATAGTTATTAGCTAAAACTTTGTAGTATCTTTTATTCATGTGTGCTTCTAATCCTTCAAAATTACTTATTAAAAATCTAATAGCATCAGCAGTAGAATTTATTACAGCATCTAGTTCTTTATGACCTACAAAGTCAGCTAATTCTCCATAAAGTTTAACTTTTCTGAGCATAGCGATACCT